TTATAACAACATGATGGCGGGTAAGCCACAAGAGTGGATTGATGTGTATGTGCATGGGAAGTATGGGTTTATCCAAGAAGGCAAACCGGTATATGGAGATAATTATGTGGACGCCACGCACTCTAGCTCGGATGTGAAGTATGACCCGGTATTGCCGGTGATTGTTGGGGTGGACTTTGGACTCACCCCGTCGGCGGTTATTGCTCAGAAAGACCCATTTGGTCGTTGGCGGATTATTGACGAGTTTTTAACGCCCGATGGTGAGACATGGCCGCTCCAAGACTTTGCTAGAAACCTGAATAAATATTTAAGCAAGGAATACAAGCAAGCGAATATTGAGTTATGGGGTGACCCGTCTGGCGGCTTTAGAGATCAGCAAGGCGTTACTGCGTTTGATTTGTTTAAGAAAGAACAGTTGTTTGTGCGCCCAGCACCATCCAATAAGTTTGAAGTCCGACGGGAAGCGGTATTGTCGCCACTGTTGCGTTCAAGCAATGGCCTGCCGGGTATTGTTGTAAGTCGGCAAAAAGCCCCCATGGTGCGACGAGGGTTTAACGGTGGGTATCACTATAAGCGGTTGAACGTTGGGGGCGAGGCAAAGTATAAATTAGAGCCAGAAAAAAACCGGTTTAGCCACCCGCACGATGCGTTGCAGTATGCGTTATTAGGCGGTGGCGAGCATAAAACGATGCTAGGTCGAAACGAAAAAATGCAAAAGCCTACAGTCCTTCCCAAGTTTAAAATCTTTTAGTATACTATGGAAATGAAAAAAATTAAATGGTATGTGGTGTTTCGACGCATTAGCCCGACCAAACACCCAACCATGCGAATTTTAAAAAAGATTTTAAACCATAACATTCAACACGTATTTGCGTTACGGACGATCAGTCCGCACACGGTGGCAATTGATTATACAGGGTTTAATATAAACACTAAACTATATGAAAATCAAACGGCCGAAGAGGTTTTAAATTTTTATTTTAGCCGCCCAAAGTATTTAGTTGTCGAATATGAAACGACCGAAAAAGACTGTAAGTCGGGGTTTCATATTGGAAATATTATACCGGGGTGTGTTAGTATAGTGAAAATGGCGTTAGGAATAACTAATTATGCGATTACCCCTTACGAATTGTACAGATGGTTAGTGATAAATGGAGGTAAATTATGGGTGGCGGCGGACCAAAATACGACGACTCAGTACAGCGTCAGCAATTAGAAATGCAACAAGAACAGTTGAGACAGCAAGAAGAAGAAAGTCGAGCGCAACGAGAAAAAATTGCGCTTGAAAATACTACCGCTTTATTGGCGTTGCGGCGGGGAACTTTAGGGCGACGGTCGCTGTTGTCCACGTCTGAGCGAGGCGTTGTATGAACGTAAAGGAAAAGTTTTTAGCGACGTTCAAAACACTAGAATCTCGCAAGCAGCAATGGGATTCAACGTATGAAGAAGTGTATGAGTATTGTATGCCGCAACGAAATTTATTTAGCGAAGCGGTTAATGGTGCTAAACGGGATAACGCTCAAGTTGTTTTTGATTCAACCGCAGTAAACGGGACTCAAAAATTTGTGTCGAATATACAGAACGTGTTGGTGCCGCCGATGAAAAAGTGGGCTCGGTTAAAAGCGGGGATGTTTTTGAAAAATGAAGACGGGCAAGACGACCCCAAAGTGCTTAAAGAATTAGAAATTATGGAGAATCGGTTGTTTGATTGTCTTCATGCGTCGGCGTTTGACCAAGCAGTATCCGAAGCGTTATATGACGTAGCGGCTGGGACCGGCGCGTTACTAATACGCCCCGGCACAAATAGGCAACCATTACTGGTAGAAGCGGTACCGATTGCTAAGCTATACATAGCAACAGGGGCCGATAACACTGTGGATACGGTGTTTCGAAAAATGAAAGTACAATACCGAAACATTATGGACACGTGGCCGGATGCAAAGATACCAAAAGAGATGCAAGACGCCTACGCAGAAAAACCCATGGACGAGTGCGAGCTTATAGAGGGGATGTATCCCGAAGAAATCACGGCAACCTATATGGTCGATGGGGTGCAAAAAACTGAAAAGGTTATGGGGTTTAAGTATTGTATTTTGGCAACCAAAGGGAAGCATCTACTTGTGGAGCGCGACGAAGAATTCTTGCCGTGGGTGGTGTTTCGATGGTCGGTGGTTGCTGGCGAGTGGTATGGCCGGGGGCCGCTTCTGTATGCATTGCCCGATATTAAAACGCTTAACAAGTCGATAGAATTTGACTTAAAAGCAGCAGCGATGACCGGGCAGCCGCCGCTTCTGGTTGGGGACGATGGCGTTATGAGTTTAGAGAACATGAAACTGGAACCGGCAATCGCAATACCAGTGTATTGGGATATGGCCGGCCCCAAAATACAATACCTGAGCCCGCCGCCGTATTCTAATTTACAACGAATTATTGTCGAGGACTTGCGGAAAAACATTAACGAGATGCTATTTACCGACCCGCTAGGCCCGATTGACGCCCCAGTAAAAACTGCTACCGAGCAAACGATTCGCCAGCAGGAATACGCTAATCGATCAGGCTCTTCGTTTGGGCGGCTGTTTCGGGAGCTTGTGGCAAAAACGGTTGACGTGTCGTTAAAATGCTTAGAGAAGGTGATCGACCCAGAGGGCAACCCGATGATAGAGTTAAATATGTTTCGGGTAAATGGGCTTGAGATTGACGTTCAGAGTTTGTCCCCGTTGGCCACGTTGCAAGAAGAGGAAGAAATCTTGAGCCTTATGCGCTATTCAAGGCATATGATGGAGATTAAAGGCCCAGAAATGTTAGAAACGGTTTTAAATACCGCAGAATACGCACGTAAAATTGCCACGCATTTGAGCCTACCGGAGGGCATAGTACCGACCGAGGAGCAATCGGCTCAAATTCAGCAAAATATTATGGCCATGGCGCAAGAGCAATTAAGCCAACAAACGCCACAAGCGGCACCGGAGGTTGGGTAATGATACAGATTCCGTTTAGCGACGAAGAAAAGGCAGTATTACTTCGGCTATTTCGAACCCCAGACGGGCAACAAGCATTACAAATATTGGAAAATAACACGATCGGGAAGCCGGTAATACAAATGGTGCACCCCGATAGTGGGAATACTTTAATGGCAGCAGCACAACGAGAAGGACAGAACAGTGTAGTACGACAAATTAAACGACTTTTAGAGCAAGTGAAAAATAAAGCTAAGGAGGCTAATTAATGTCATTACTTGAAACCCCAACAGAAAGTGTAGAAACCGAAAACGTGCAAGCAGAAAGTGTCGCAACAGAAGCACCAGAAGCAACAGAAGTACAGGCCGAAGTTGTTAGTGCTGAAACGGAAACTGTGGATTTGCTGGGCGGTAAATATAAAACTGCTGGCGATTTAGCGGCGGCGTATAGCGAACAGAGTAAATACATCGGGGAGTTGCGGAAAAACATTAAGGACGTCGAGGATAAATATAAAGTCCCAGATAATTACGATTTTAATTTTGAAGAGGGCGGGCAGCTAGAGAAGTATAAAGGGTTAAGTGAAACATTGGATTTGCCGTACCTTGCAGACGTTTTTAAGAAAAACGGATTAAATAAAGAGCAAGCCGAAGGGGTGCTTGAAAGTTACCTAGAGTCGATTGAAGCGTCAAAAGTTAAGCCAGAGGACGAGTTGCTAAAACTTGGGCATCGAAAAGAGCAAGTGCTTGGTGAGCTTAATAATTATAAAAAGGGATTGAACGAAGCCGATCAAAAAATACTGGATAGCATGGCTACGACCGGAGAGGCACTGGATTTTTTACACCGGAATCTAGTTAAAGAAAAGCTAACTATTCCGTCGGGCAACGTATCGGCTGTGTCAAAACAGTCGGCCGAAGAGCTTTTATCAGAAGCTAGAAAGTATCAGAAAGAAAATGGTCATCTGTTTGAGGCTTACCCCGCAAAACAAGAAGAGTATTTAGGCAAAATGCGAAAATACTTTCAAGCGGCGGGCATACCGGTTGACAATTAAAAAAAAGTAAGTTATACTGTTTGTAGTTTTTTTATGGTAACCTTTTTTTTAAAGCCCGTAAAAAACTAAAGTTGACCCAAACTTTAAATGGCAGATGAGGCCCGCTAAGTGGCGATAACCCAATTCGACTGTTGTACTAGTTGTTAAGAATTGAGGATAAACCATGTCATATAATATTTTAAACACTATCCAATTCAAAACGTTTGAATCGGATGTTCATCACGAATTTATTGAAGAAGGCGGAACATTAAGAAATACCGTACGAGTTAAAACTACTGGCGGCGAATCGCATCAGTTTCCAATTTACGGAGCGATCCGCATGACTGAGCACTCTGTTGGTACGGAAGTTTTACAGAGTAACCCCCCGGTTTCTAAAGTTACTATCACGATTAAACGATACGCTGGGCGTGTATCTTGTGATGATTTCCTAAAAAGCGAAGTTAACTACGACGCAATTGCAGAGTTAAAACCAGCAATTACTGGAGCGTGTCGCCGAAAAGAAGACCAGATCATCATTGACGCTTTGGTTGCAGCTTCTCCGTCAAAAACTGTTGCTAAAAACATATCTGGTAGTAACGACAACCTAAACGTTGCGATGATTGCTCAAGCAGCTTTATTGCTTGACGAAGATGGTGTACCGGATGAAGGCCGTTACATTGTTGCGAGCGCACGAGGCAAACACCACTTGACTCAAGAAACCGATGTTAAAACGATTGATACAAGCGCAGTCAAAACTTTGGTGAATGGTAGCATCTCTAGCTTTTACGGCTTTGATTTCAAATTTATTGGCAATAACGGAGCAGAAGGTGGATTACCTTTGGCTACTAATGACCGAACAAACTTTGCCTATAACCGGGATGCGGTCGGTTACGTTATGAACCGAGACTTCACTATGCGCGTAGAGTATAACGCAAATACTATTTCTGACGAGATTGTTATGTACTTTTCGGCTGAGGCTGGCGTTATCGATGCGTCTGGTCTGGTTAAAATTACTACTGACGAGTCATAAGGAGGACAGGTAAATGGCATTCGACATTAATTCATTTAAAGCAATCACTCAGTACGGACAGGACACTCCCGATTTGTTCATTTACAGCTCGCCCGATGCGTTGTCTGTAATTCGAGC